ACTACAGGTAGATCAAATCAGAGATCAGTTTTTGGTTTCATTGTAAAAGAAGATATGTTCACACCTGGTGGACAACCTCAGTTTAAGAAAGGTGATATTCTTAAAGCTGCATCATGGAAAGCACCTGCCAAGAACAGAGCAAGAGGTAATGTTCTTTCAGGTAATTATCCTATTCAATGGACTGGTCCTTTATATTTAAGTTAGGAGGTGACTATGATTAACGAAACTTTAACAGTATTTGTACATATCGGAATGATAGGTTTTACATTATATTTTATAAAAGAGTTATTTTCCTAATGAACAGTTTGACACTTGCGACCTCTCAACCTCATCATCACAATAGCAAGTGTCGTGGTCACTATAAATATATGATGAGACAATGTGAATGTGACCCAAAGGGGGTTAACAGTTTTTGTTTAACCCCCAACGCAAATAGGAGAGGTAAGATGAATACTGTAGATGTAGAGGGTGGCACTAAAAAACAAAGACGACTTGTTGAGAATTTAGTTAATTGGTGTTATAATAGATTGACACCAAGACACAGAACTATTCATGTTAATGTAGAATTGACTACAGATATCCCTATCGATGGTGAGTGTTCTAGGGGTGGAGAGAGAAACGAGTTTGATATTATAGTTTATAAGAAACTAAAAGATGATGATTTTATTACAACAATACTACACGAGATGGTACATGTTATGCAGTATGCAACAGGTAAGATGAAAGATTTAAATAACGAAGGTTCCACAGTTTATTGGCGAGGATACAATTATTCTAATTATGAGTATCGAAGACAACCGTGGGAAAGACAAGCATATCGATATCAAGAAATATTATTAAGAGAGTGGAAAAAATATGTGGGAAGCAATAAATGTTGCCGTTGTGTGTCTAGCACTTAACGTCTATCACGAGGCAAAAAATCAAGATATAGACGGCATGTATGCCGTTGCAGATGTGGTCATGAATAGAGTTGAGGACCACAGATACCCTAACACTGTATGTGGTGTTGTCAAACAAGGCCCAACTAGAGAGTCTTGGAAGACTAGAGAAACACCTGATCCGAATGATGCAGTATATTACCCAATAAAACATAGATGTCAATTTTCGTGGTATTGTGACGGAAAAGATGATACACCATATAATCCACAGGCATGGCGTATCGCAGAATCAATCGCAGAAACCACACTAAAATATGGAAGTTTAGTTAATACAATGGGTGCGACACATTATCATGCAGATTATGTACAACCATCATGGGCAGAAACTAAAACAAAAACAATGAAAGTTGGAAGACATATATTTTATAGGTGGGAAAAATGACAGAATTTACGTCTGGTATATTCAATATTATAAAAAAATCAAGTCTAATTTTGGCCTTGATTTATACAATTGGTCATGTTATAATAGCAATGACTGTTGTATCTGTATTGACGGGTGCGAGTCTGTGGGAGGCAGGTGCAGTTGCATTAATAGAACCTATAATAAACGGATGTTGGTTTTATATATTACATAAATTAGTATTTAAAAATGATTAAACAATATTCAGTATTTCAAAGAAAGAAAGTAAATAAGTTACCATTGACACCTTCATTGCAAAAAGCAAGAGAAGAACACGAAAGATATTTAGAGTCAATAGGTTATAAAAAAACACCTAGATCAGAATTTACTGCATTCAATGATATTAATACAATATTTAATTCTACAAGAAAAATACAAAAGATTTCTAATCCTAAACCTTTAACACATATGGGAAACGGTGCTCCAAAAAGAAAATCAGTCAAACATAGTTTTACAGTGGCACCTGCATATAATAAAGGTGCATATCAAGTTATACATGAGAATGATATTAAAGATATAGGTAAATGATAGAATTTGATTATAATCTAGATTACAAAAATATATTATTTGAACCTAATGATAAAAGGTATAGAATAGGTAGAGGCGAACAAGGTGTATTATTAGTTCGACCATATACAAATGACATATGCCAACATTGGAAATTTAGAACACCAAGAATCGCAGAGATTAGTGCAAAAAAAATATATGGCATGTATGAACAATATAAAAAAGATGATGATTTTGTTGGTATGGATATGTGTAGAAAGTTTTTAGAAATGGGATTTACCCGTGCAAGACGATATGCAAACCATAAGAGTGGTAGGAAATATAATCGTGACGGAACTATTAAACCACAGGCAAAAGACGCTCTAACAAGTAAAAAAGCGGTATCAGCGAGGATATTTAAGGAGTTCAGAGATAGATTGACAACTGATCCAAAATATGTTACGATGAGAAAAGAGTGGCGAGATAATGAACATATTTGAATTACATGAAAATCCAATAGAGTGTGCTAAGATGCATTGCGACAAACATATTGTCAAAATGCCTATTGAGTATGCTCAACTATTATCTACGGCACACAGAGTTTTAGACGGTGAAGAATATATTGGATCTACAAAGACAGGTCGTAAGGCAAAAAGATATAGACTGTTTGATGATAGGGAAAAAAATTTATACATGGCATCTCATATCAAACACCCAGATGGTATTTGGGTAAGACAGTCATCAGGTAATTATTATAAATTATTTTTTCTTTATATGGCAGTTTTAAAAGAGTTTACACATAGATATGGAAAACAACATGGTGCATCAAGACCATCATTTTGGTTACAAAAGTCACCAAACAATATTACAAAAGGAATTGTAACTGAATTACCACAATGTATGCCAGATGATTGTAAAACAGATAATGTAATTGACGCATATCATAATTACTATATACACTATAAAAAAGATTTTGCTACATGGAAAAATCGTAATACACCAGAATGGTATTCAAATGGACTTAAAAACTAGACTAATAGAAGTAATAAAAAAAAGCACAGGTGAAGAAATAAAAATGAATTCACATTTTATTGATAATTTAGGATTTGATAGTTTAACAGTGGTGGAGATGGTTATGAATATGGAAGATGAATTTAATATTGAAATAACTGATGATGAAGTATCTAAATTATCTACAGTACAAACTGCATATGATTTACTAGAAAAGAAAAATATTTAATGCCCACATATATTCTTAGAAATAAAGACACTGATGAACAACATGAAGAGTTTTGTACGTGGACTGAACTACAAGATTTATTATCGAAAAATCCTAAATATGAACAGATGCCAACGGCAGCTGCTTTGGTAGGTGATCATCTTATGGGAGTAGGTCCAAAGATAGATAATGGATTTAAAGATAATTTGACAAGGATCGCAGATGCTCACCCAGACTCTGCTCTTGCCGAAAGATATGGCACAAAAGATCATAAGAGAATTAAGACAAAACAAGTCTTAAAAAAACATGGGTTAATGTAGGAGATACTATGAGAGATAAAATAATACAGGCAATGAAAGATCATGCCATTGGTCACATAAAAAAACATAAGATGAATGTTGACATATACCTTGATAAGGCAGTTGGTGTTGGTGGAGAAGCACACCCAGATGTATTAGAAACTATTGAGAAAGAGTTAAACATAGTTGCAATGTATGATGATCAATTAGAAATGTTAAATAAATATTTTAAAGACGAAGAAGCAAAAACTCTTAATGAAGTAGTTCAAGATAAAATAAAGAATGATGACGGTGGATGGTAGAGGAAAATAAAATAGAAAAGTCTTTTGACGAATATTGGGCAGAGGAAGAAAAACTTATGAAGATGAGTTATGGAATGTCTAAACAATGGAGAGAGATGAGACTTAATAAGTCACCTGCAAAAGAACTTGTAGATAGATGCGAAGGTAGAGGCGAAAATGGCGAAGAAGAACAATGATTTAAATTTAAAAGATATGTTATCACTAAAACCAATTGGTGATAATCAAAAGGTTGTTTTTGATACTTGGGAAAAAGGTAAGAATCAATTTGTTTTCGGTGCTGCCGGAACAGGTAAAACATTTATACTTTTATACAAAGCATTACAAGATGTATTGAATCCTAATACAGAATATGATAGAGTAATAATAGTTAGATCACTTATTCCTACTAGAGAGATCGGTTTTTTACCTGGTGATGAAGAAGATAAGTCAGCATTGTATCAAATTAATTATATGAACATGGTTCGTTTTATGTTTCAACAACCAAATGAACAAGCATTCCTAATGTTATTTGATAGACTAAAACAACAAGGAACATTGCATTTTATGTCAACATCTTTTTTACGAGGTTTAACATTTGATAATTCTATAATAATTGTAGATGAGTGTCAGAATCTAAACTTTCATGAATTAGATACAATCATTACAAGAGTTGGACAAAATTCAAAGATATCATTTGCCGGTGATTTCTTTCAAACAGATTTAACAAGATCAGCAGAGAAAAATGGATTACAAGATTTTGTTAGAATATTAGATAACATGCCTTCTTTTAATGTTACAGAATTTAACATTGGTGATATTGTAAGAAGTGGATTTGTAAAAGAATATTTAATAGAAAAAACAAAGTTAGGTTTTGGAGTCGATAATGAGCAATTTTAATAAATGTTTAGAAATAGTATTACATCATGAGGGTGGATATGTAAATCATCCAAAAGACCCAGGTGGAATGACAAACATGGGTGTTACAAAAAGAGTTTACGAAGAATGGGTTGGTTATTCAGTATCAGAAAACACAATGCAAAATTTAAAAGAAGAAGACGTTGCACCAATCTATAAAAAGAATTATTGGGATCGTATTAAAGGAGACCAATTACCTAATGGTTTAGATTTAGTGGTATTTGACTTTGGTGTTAATGCAGGTACAGGTAGAGCTGCAAAGTTTTTACAGGCGATGATAGGAACTGTTGCCGATGGTGGTATAGGTCCTAATACACTTGCAAAATTAGATGAATTCATATATAACAATACACTTACAGAAACAATTAGATTGTATCAAGATGAAAGACAAGATTATTATGAATCACTTAGTACATTCAATACTTTTGGTAAGGGTTGGACGAGAAGAGTAAACGAAACAACAGAGTTTGCATTGGAGATGGCAGAATGATATGTCAAAATTGTGACCATGCGTGTCACTGCACAAACGGGGGTTCATGCACATCATGTGAATGTGTAAATTGTGAATGTAGTTCTTAACAGTAAATACTAATTTACTTATATTATGATAAAAGATAAAATTTATCCGAAAACACGTGACTTTCCCATGTCTTATAATGAAGACATTACTTTATCTATAGAGACGATTAAAATAATTGGTGCAACATCATTATGGGATGTTGGATGTGGAAATGCCGCTTGGTCTATTTGGATTAATAGATATTTAAGTGGTATCATCAAATTTTACTTGTTAGATAATTTTGAATATGTTAATGAATTGAATTTTGAAACGATGCCATACTGGTGGCCTAAAAATAAAACAGAACTTATAGAACATTTAGATAATAGTAAAATAGATTATGAGTTTTATGAAACCGATATAAAAAATTTACCCAACAAAAAAGTAGATTATATAAGATTAGACACTGATTCTGAAACACAAGAAACTATCGCATGGTGTTTAAATAATTTATCAGAAAACGGCATTATTCAATGTTGTGATATCAAAATAAACAAATCATTTGACAAAATAATGTTAATGACAGAGCAAGTTGTTAAAGGTAATTTAGAACTTGTTTGGTTAGGAACAGCAGAGGGAGTATGGTGTAGACCAGGCAATGGTGAAAAAATTAGAAAAAAATTATTAAGTAATAAAAAATTAAAAGAATATTTTGCATATTTTAATAATCGTAAATATGAACTAATGGGAAAAACTCATGAATATCTTCGTGCAAAATTAAAAAGGAAGGATGGTTTAAAATATGTTTAATCATGTATCAGTAAATGAATTACCAAAATTAAAAACAGAAAATATAGATAAAAAAAGATACTATATCACACCAGACGGAAACAAGTATCCGTCAATCACTACAGTTTTATCATCTAGAAATAAAAAAGGATTATTTGAGTGGCGTAAAAAAGTTGGTGAGGATGTTGCAAACTATGTGGCAAGGACTGCCGCAAATCGTGGAACAAAAGTGCATCATATGTGTGAAGATTTTTTAAACAACAAAGAAGTTAAAACCGAACCATTTTTTGCAGCCTGTTTGTTTAATCAACTAAAACCTAAAATGATTGAAAAAATAAACAATATACACTATCAAGAATGTGCGTTGTACTCTGATAAGTTAGGTATTGCAGGTCGTGTAGATTGCATCGCTGAGTATGATGGTAAACTATCAATAATAGATTTCAAAACATCATCAAAAGAAAGAAATGATAAATGGAATGAGAACTATTATATTCAAGCATCAGCATATGCTGAGATGTATGAAGAAAGAACAGGTACACCTATAAGTCAAATAGTTATACTTGTAGTCACTGAAGACGGTACAGTTCAAGAGTTTGTAAGAGAAAAAACTGAGGAATATTTAGATATGTTATCATCTGCTTTACAAGATTTTAACAAAACAAGTTTAAGTTATATTAGTGATTAATAATATGAAAATCTTTAGTGCTGCATTCAATAAACATGATCATAATACATATGACGGAGTTTGGCACAATCAATTAGAAAGACACACTAGATTAAAACATAATATACCACATCATAAAGATTCTATAAAAATGAATCGAAATGATAATTCTGCCGGTAAACAATTTTACAAAGATTATTGGAATCCACAATCACATGAAATATTTGCATTTACAACCACAGTAGGTGGATTTAATCATATTGAATCATTGCAAGAACAAAAAAATTTTATGGATTGGGAACCTGATTGTTTGTGGGATTATAAAAAAGAGGGAAACTTATATTATATTGATCATCATCAATCTCATGCGGCGTATGCTTTTTTGAGTTCTGGGTTTCAAGAATCTGATATATTAGCGATTGATGGTAGAGGATACAAATACAATACTGTTTTTTTCAATAACAATGGTAAACTTAATAATTTAAATTTGTATGTCGGTACGGCATGGGATTGGTTTTCAAAAAAAATAGGATTTGGCGTTTATGGTGAAAGTAAAGTTATGGGTTTAGCAGCTTATGGAAAATACAATATTGAACTTCATATGTTGTTAGATAATTTTTGGCACACAAATGAACTAGAACCATATGAAAAATTTGAAGATATTATAAAAAATGTTAGTCATCAAGATATTGCTTATACGTTACAGTATGCAACTGAAGAGATAATATTTGAAACTATAATTAAATATAAAACATCAGATAATTTATGTATTACAGGTGGTGTTGCATACAATGGATATGTGAATGAAAAGTTAACAGAGATATACAAAAATGTTTTTGTACCTCCAGCACCCGGTGATGAAGGACAATCTTTAGGCACTTACATGCATTGTGATTACACTATCAATAATAATAAACATGTACCAAACGTTTACGCAGGTAAAAAATATAATTATGTTGGCAAAGAAAAAGTAAACTTAAAAGAAGTTGCAAAATGTATTGCTGACGGAAAAATTGTTGGTTGGTTTCAAGGTAAATCTGAAAGTGGTAATCGTGCATTAGGTAATAGAAGTATATTGGCAGATCCTAGAAACCCACATATAAAAAATATAATTAATCTGACTATAAAAAAAAGAGAGGACTTTAGACCATTTGCACCATCAGTTATGATTGAACACTATAAAGATTACTTTGATACAAATCAATCATCGCCATACATGTCACGAATTGTGAAAGTCAAATCAGATAAAATACCAGGTGTTACACACGTTGACAATACATCAAGAATACAAACTGTAGATTCAAAAGACAACCCAAGATTTTATGAACTTATTCAATGGTTTCATGTAATCACAGGTATACCTATGCTTCTTAACACAAGTTTTAATTGTCAAGAACCGATTGTTGAAACACCTGAGGATGCAATCAATACTTTTAAAAATACTAATCTTGATATATTAGTGATTGATGATTATATCATAAGAAAGAGTTGACAACTTAAATAAAATGTGATATAAATATACTGAAGTCGTTGACGTTTTGTAAAACGCTATAGAGGACGTGGGGGCAGTACCCACCACCTCCACCAAGATAAACCTCGACTGAGGGGGTGAAATAGGGTTGACTTATAGTAAGTATCCTAACTGAGATTTCATTTTTAAATGCAGACCAATATGAGTATGCAATGGCTGCCTAATTAGGTAGTCGGGGTTTGATCGGTGTACCTGGCAACAGAAACACCGACTGTTCACGGGTTGTGCCGTAATACACACGATAGGGATCACGGTCAATCCCTTATAAGGAGTATATCATGGACGGAATGACAATTGTTTTCTTTTCATTGTGTGGTTTTGTTTTACTTTTTGCTATATTAGTTAATCATATAAGTAAACTAGAAGATGAAGTAAAAGCACTTAAAAAGAAAAAAACTAAAAAATAATTAATGGATATATTCAAAAAGACACCAAAAATTTTTTCATTAGAGATAGAAAAATTAGCATCTGAGAAGAGACTAACACATCTAGACGCAGTATTATATTATTGTGATAAAAATCAAGTTGAAGTTGAGAGTGTTAGTAAACTAATCACGAAAGCTTTGAAAGATAAAATTGAGGCAAATGCTCGAGAACTTAAACTACTTAACGATGATGTAGGAGTTGGCAAGTTGCCTCTTTAATGGATGCGGCAGACGTATTTTTAATGTACTGTGCTATTAAGGCACATTTTAGTAGAGATAATTATGACTATCATAAATTTGGCGGTAAAACAAAAACAAAAAGAGATAGTTTTTACAAAAGAAAAGATAGATTCTTTTTTGCACGGTTATCTAGAAAGTACAAATCAAAAGAAGAAATAGAGTCATACCTAGTATCAAACTACGTGGCTTGTAAAGGTGGTTGGGTAGGAAAGTTTGATGATGAAGTTTATAAAGAATGGAAACGTAAAACACAATCATTATCATATAATTTTGTTAGTGAACTAACACCATATGCAGAGAGATTTGAAGAATTATTTGAGTGGGGCGATACTCACCCCTTACTATTAAGAGAGTATCTTGGTAAAAGATTGTCTATGGAAACAATGATCATATTGGACGAATTGACACACTTTCAGAAAAAATGGAAGGATAATGATATGATATGGAAAGATGTAAAAAAACTTATGAATAAGTATAAAAAGTTCTTGACAATAGACAAAAATAAATGTAAAGTAAAGCTAATTAATCTAATAAAGGAATGAATCATGTCTGATTTCAAACAAGCATTTGAAAAGGCTGGAGTTGATGAGTTAGAAGTTGCAAAACAGACTATCATCAATCAACAAGAAACAATCAGAGAATTAGAATTTGATTGTGCAATGTTGCAAAGACAGTTAAGTGATCTTGGTCAAAAGATTGCTAAGATTACAAACAAACCCTTTAAGAAACCATTTACAAAAAAGTTTGAGAAACGTGCAGTCCAATAGACATTTTGTATATGGAAACGGTGAAAGTCGTAAGGGTTTTTCTGTAAAAAACTATGGAGGTGTGTCTTGGGGTTGTAATGCAATCTATAGAGACACCGCTGTAGATAATTTAGTTGTTGTAGATTATGCAATGCAAGGCGAAGTCTATGATAATGATTATCCTAAAAATCATAAATGTTGGTTTACTGATTGGAATCCAATACCAAGTGATCCATTCATGATTGATACATTTACGAAAGATTTTGATGATAATAAAATATTTGAATATGGATTTGATTACGGCACATGTGTTATAAACGGATCACATCCACAGGTTGTTGAACAAAAAGTGAATGAAATAAAAGATGACTTTCCACATTTAGATAAAAATGATTTACAACTAAAAATGAATAAAGATTTAGGTTTGCATATCATTTATGACAATCCACAAGTCGATAAAATAGAATCGATAAGTGATCCACGAAATTGGTGTGCTGGATCAACAGCAGTACATCTTGCTTGTCAAAATGGTGCAGAAGAAGTATATATGTTTGGTTTTGATTTATCTACATATAATGATAACATAAATAATATATACAAAGGTAGTAGAAACTATTTGCCAGAAACAGCAAAAGGTTTCAATGCTGCTAATTGGCGTTCCCAATTATACATAACTTTCAATGAATATAGTAAAGTTAAGTTTAAATGGGTAGGAAATGATTTTAGATATATTAATAATTCTAAAATTATGGACTGTAAAAACGTAGAACTATTAACATACGATAACATAGGAGACATACGATGACATTAGATAACATACGTAAAAATAATTCTCTTGACAAACTACTCGGTGCTGTCAAGGAAGAGAACCAACCTCAAGAAAAAAAATCATACACTGATGAAAGGTTATGGAAACCAGAGTTAGATAAGTCTGGTAACGGATATGCCGTTTTAAGATTCTTACCTGCAGTGCATGGTGAGGACTTGCCTTGGGCGAAGGTTTATACTCATGCATTCCAAGGTCCTACAGGACAGTGGTATATTGAGAACTCACTTACTTCTATCGGAGGCAAAGACCCTGTATCAGAGTATAATTCAAAACTTTGGAACACAGGAATAGAATCTGATAAAGAGATTGCTCGTAAACAAAAGAGAAAATTATCATATTACTCAAATATTTACGTAGTAAGTGATCCAAAACACCCAGAGAACGAAGGTAAAGTTTTCTTATTTAAATATGGTAAGAAAATTTATGACAAACTTTTGGCTGCAATGCAACCAGAGTTTGAGGATGAATCACCTATCAATCCATTTGATCCATTTTCAGGTGCGAACTTTAAATTAAAGATTCGTAAAGTAGATGGTTATTGGAACTATGATAAGTCAGAGTTCGAAGCACCTTCAAAATTATTTGATGATGAAACTAAAGTTGAAGAAGTGTGTTCAAAGGCATTTGCTTTATCTGAATTCACAAGTCAATCTAACTTCAAATCATATGATGAGTTAAAAACACGATTAGATGTTGTGCTATCTGGCACAGTGTCAATCGGAAATGTGGCAGACGGTATCGCAGAGGTAAAGGAAACTAAACCAACTGCATCGACTGCTTCAACTACACAAGCGACAGATACGAACACTGATTCGTCTGCTGACAGTGTGGATGAAGAAGATGATACTATGTCATATTTTGAAAAGTTGGCAAACTCTTAATCTGGTCAATATTGTCGCACCCTGTAAAAAGGGTGTTGACAATACCCTTAGTTTTGTGTTATATTAATATCAATAACAAAAACAAAGGAAAGTATAATGATACAATCTTTAAAAAACCTATTTACTAAAAGGAGTAATATCATGGGAAGAAAAAAACTTGCTAATTCTACAAAGTTTCTTAATGCATTATTAAGAGGCGAGACCATTACTTGGGCTCAAGCAAGAACTACTTTCAATCTTCAGCGTCCAAGAGCTGTAGTTGAAAAACTAAGAGAAGACGGACACTGTGTGTACGCAAACAAATCTGTAAAGAGTGGAACTTCTTACAGAATTGGTAAACCTTCAAAAGAAATCATTGCCGCTGGAATGGCTGCAATTGATGGCGTTTACGCATAATCTTAATCCTTAGTCTATCCTTAGAGGGCGCTTCGGCGCCCTTTTTTAGTTTGAAGGTCTTGCGGCTAGTGCCATTGATGTTAAGAAATCCATACCTACAATAGGTCGACTTGTATGTTGTGTGTTATTCACACTGCTTGAACTTGCATCAACATTTACTGCTGCCGCAGTATTCATAATACCTCTATCTAATTCTTCAAGTAGTGATTGTCTTTGCTCTAATAATGCAACTGCTTCAGTCAGATCTGCTTTTAATTGTGTGAATTTAGTTTCATTCTGAACATTATCTTGATTTAATCTTCTTCTAAGTTCTACAAGATTGCCTTCACCACCACCCATTACATCAGCAATCATTTTTTCAGTATTAGTTTGAAATGAACTTTTATTACCTGCATCAGTGTTGAAACTAAAGATACTACCACCAGTTCCACCAAACTCCTCAGGTACTTTAGTCATATCAATAGTAAAATCCTCTTTAGTAATATCAAATAATCCAAAAGTAAGACTATTTACAAGACCTGCAAGTGATGCTTTAAAAACTTCTATTGCACGTCCAAACCTAGAACCTGCTCTATCAGGGTTTTCTTTATCAAGTTGTCTAGATGCTTCTTCAAAACCTGCGGTGACTGTATCAAAAACTGCAAAACCTGCTGTAAGTACAATTCCAACAAGACCTGCACCTTTTGCCAATCTAGCACTCTGAAATGCCTTTGACATGAAACCAGGGCTCTTCTTATCAATACCTGCCGCCTTTCTACTCTTTGTGGCTGCATCATCTGTAAGACCTAAAGCAGTTCCAAGTGCAGTTGCAGCGCCTGTAATCTTTGCACCTATTTTTGCTATGTTTGTTGCAAGTTTACCATTTTTACCAAATAAATCTTTGAATTTTGAAAATGCACCATCTTTCTTTGTTAAGTTATCTACGTCTTTTGTGATATCTGCCTTGCCAAATAGTTTATTGATACCTTTCCTAATAAGACCATCTTTTGCAAACAATCCACCTAAAGCTGCAAAAGATAAAAATAATGCATTTTTACCAAGTCGTAATACTAACAAAGGATTTAGTAATAGTAATAATATACCAAGGGCTTTTACTATTGGGCCTACGTCAGAAAACAAACCCTTAAATGTATCCATATCTGGGTTGGCAAGAAAAGATTCTATATTTTTGTTTGTTTCTACAAAAGCATCACGCACTTGTCCAAAAAAATCTATAAATTTTTCGATAACACCAGGTAATTTTTTTGCTAAGAAATCTATCATTTTTTCAAACATATCACTATTCACAAATGCAAGTGCGGCTGCAAGTGAAGCGATAGTGCCCAAACCAAACCCTGCAATCTTTCCTACTGTGCTACCAAGAAAGTCTTTAAGTGGTGCTGTAAATGCTGTGAACGCTGAACCTAATTTAGTTCCTAATGTTCCTATTGAGTTTTTTAAACCGCCAAATAGTTTAGATTGACCTAATCTATCTTTTAATCTTTCAACGAATGATTGTCTGTTTGTTTCTTGATCTAAATTTTTTTGATCTTGATTGTCTTTTTTTATACTGTCTTTTAGATCATCTATTGATTGAGAGGTATCATCAGCAATTATATTTTGTTGCATCATCTCATTAGTTTTTCTAACAGACTCAGCAATCTGTGTTAACAGACCCGTTTGTGCTACTAATTCTTTATCAGCCATTATTTTCTTTTTGCAGCTTCCTCTCTTGCTTTACGTTCTTCTTCTTTTAAATGCTCTACTAACATTATGACGTACACTTCTCTTTCCCATGGCATCATATTTTCGAGTTCAGTTAAACTATATTTGTGATGTTGCACCAAACTAAAATTAGTTTGCATATAGTTTTCCACACTATCATGAGAAAGACAAATTAAAAAAAACTATCTAAACCCTCCAACAAAACTTTACTTTTCTTTTTAGTTTTAGAGTTTTTTACTTCAATCTCATGTCTCACTTTTGGCATAGAATTAAAAAATTCCATTAGTCTTTCAAACTGTTCAGAATTAAAAGAGTCCATAAAATCATCTAATTCTTTATCAGTGAAATCGCCCTGTCGCATCACTTTATCTTCTGTGTGTATTTCTCTGACACACTTTTTTATAGTTTTAAACACAGCATCAGTATCCTTATCACCTGACATATCAATATCTTTTATAGTAGGATAGTTCATAACCATTTTCACATCATCTGTTATATTTATCTCATTTGTGTGATTTTCTGGCATTTGAACATCTATTGATTCTAAGTTTACTTTTACTTTTTCTTTAGTTTTATTATCGTCTGGGCAAGTGACTAAAACATCTACTGTCTCACCAACAGATTTTGCACGTAGATTTAAAAATACATATTCTAAATCAAACAATGGATTTTTCTCTGTAACTTTTCCAAATGTGCAAGTTTTAATGATGTCAAGTGTTGCTTGAGTTATCATATTTTTTTTGTTACTTTGTTGTGCTAATAAAAGAACCTTTTGTTCTTTTACAAGAAAAGGTCGAAACTCAATGGTTTCGCCTGTCGATGGTAGCTCCAAAGGATACTTTGGAGTATTTAATATTGGCAGTGCCATATGTCGCTCCTATCTTATAATCGTCTCAATACAGAAGGTAATTTAGATCTCAATTTTCTCTCTACTGTATTTACAAAAACATCACCTATTCTCTCAAGTAATGATCTAGGTAAATCTGCCTCATCTGTCAGATTCTTCCAATATCTATATGCCCATGAAACAGTTACAAAACTCAATGAGTTATTTGTTGCATAGTCTAAAGATATTTCACTTGTGTTAACCGGAAAGCATTCCACAAGTTCAACACCGTGTCTTCTTCTATCTTGTCTATCAAGTTGAAATATTTGAAGAGAACCGATGTAATCATTATAATAATTTACAGAAAAATCATTTCTGTTGGCAATCAGTCTTTGCCATGAGTCAATAAAATTTCTTTCTTTATGATCGTTAGATAAACGTATTGTTGTTGATATGTCTGCAAAAGTTTGACCTGTCACTATTTTACGAGTTGGTCCATAAATATTTGTATCTTCATTTGTTTCAAGTGTCATGCCTGGAAATGCAACTGAAGTTACTTCTAAAGATGTTCTTCTTATAATATCTTTATTACTACCAAATGGTGATTCATTTCCTATGCCTTGAATACCCACAGGTGGTGTAATAATAACTTCATATCTACTTGGTGATGCATAACCATCATCAGTTCTAAAAAAACCTAATAGTTCATTTAAAACACCATATGCGAATCCGTCTAGTAAACTACTTCTTGCCATTATACTTTATGCCTTTTTCTGTTTGATAAGTGAGCTGCCTCTACATCATCTTTGCTTTGACCATAATATTCGACAGCGTGCCCTTTTTGACACATTAAACTATTTACCGATTTACCGTCAATGAATACATCACCAAGTATTCTGC